CTTGAGCTTCTTCACATTACCCCATCTGCTGCGGACTTTCTGAGCCAGATAGTTAGCGTACGTACGACAGATCGCAATCTGTTGGGTCTCATCTAAGTCAAAATGACTGAAGTAATCGTCCAAGTCAGGCACCGACGGCTCCGGTTCGCCTTCATCCGAGATGAGCATCGCTACGTCACGCTTCCTTCGATTCGTAAAATCTTCATCAAAGACATCAGAATCGTCAGGCGAATCGATCTCCTCAGATCCGTCGTTATTGTACGATAGATGAGCAGGAGCTTTTCCCGCAGCTGTTTGAGTAAAATTGGGTTCATCAGAATTTTCAAACATATCTATGAGGGTTCTAGCCACCGAACGACCGAGAGGACGAGGAGTTTCAGGCTCAGGCAAAGGATCATTTCCCGACATATTTTTACGCACCCCTCTTACAAAAATAAAAGATAAAAATATCGGTAAAAAAAAAATCGTTTTGTTCTCCGGATAAAAAACAATGCGGTTCTCCTGAACGCGAGGTCTGCGCACAGATCGAGGGGTGGCGTTTTAATCAGCATAAAATGTTGAGTATATCCGCCCTAAAAACCGACATGGCTCCAGGTGACCGCACAAGTATTACCGGTCACCTGGAGCCAAAAAATTTTTTTTTTCATGTTTTTTTTCATGGCGGGGAGGGGTCCTCAGAGCACGCATTGGGCATTCACATGCCACCACTACACGTGCATACCACTGAGGTGCGACATCCCTGAGGGGGTCCAATACCTCGTCTTCCAAGAAGAGTTACCCCCGTCTAACGCCATGCATATCCAAGGTTATATTCAGTTCGAGAGAAAGCAGCGTGGGAGTTTCGTCACGGCTCTGATCTCACGGCTCTTCGAGCCAGCAGAGGGCGACCCACACACGGAGCCCGCGCGTGGGTCAGACGAAGAGAACGAAAACTACTGCACTAAGCCCGAGACCCGATGCCCCGGTTCGGAACCTTATCACTACGGAGAAAGAGTGCCGCATGCGGGTAAAAAGGGTGGCCGTAGCGACCTTATAGCAGTCCAGCGCCAGCTGGATGCAGGTGAGAGCCTACGGACTGTCGCCAAGACCCATTTTTCAACTTTCATCCGTTATGAGAGGGGCTTACGCAACTACAAGAGGCTTATGCAGGCACCACGCAACGCTCCCCCAGAGATCTTTGTGCACATCGGTCCCACGGGTTGCGGTAAAACGCGCCACGTGCGTGAGACCTTTCCGGACGCCTACTGGCATCCCGGCGGCAAATGGTGGGACGACTACGACGGCGAAGCCGTCGTAGTCTTCGATGAGTTCTATGGACATAAGGTCTCCTTTACTCAGCTCTTGAGTATTCTCGACTGGGGCACCGTCCGAGTCGAGACCAAGGGGGGCTCAGCGTTGCTTTCCGCCACCACCTTCGTCTTCACCTCCAACCAGGACCCCCAGGACTGGTACGATTCGGAACGCACTCACCAGCCGGAATGGATAGCCAATCCCCTAAAACGACGGCTCGACGAGTTTGGGTTCATAACGTATTGGCACGGGTGGCAGCGAGCGATCGCCCAACCCGTCATCTATCCACCCGCAGCTGCCTGTCCGCATTGTCAAATCGGAATTTGTGCGTTTCATCATCCATAGAGGGGCGCTTTTTCATTAAAAAAATGAGCAAACGCGCACGAAGTGGTTCCAGTTCATCCCGAAACAAGGCGAAGCTTAAGGCCCTGTACAAGCCCGGAAAAGCCCGCGCCAAAAGTGTTGTCATGGACAGCCGTGCTCCCATGTACAAACAGCTGAAGGGCCTCCTCGCGGCCAAGACCCGCGATAACGATACAAACCGCAACGCGTCAGCTATCGCTGGAGGCTCTGTTTATTCCTATTGCCTGACTTCCGGCGGATCTTTTGGCGTTGCCCCCTCTGGCAGTGGGCTTTTGGACTGTGATGCCGACGAAGTCCTCATCAACACTGTCCGTCTCCGCGGTGTCATAACACACCCAGCCGTTGCCGTCGCCGACCGCACCAATGCGGTAGATTCCATGGTCCGCCGCCTCATCGTTTGGTACAACAAACCTCTCCGTGTCGCTGATGCCGACGGCACTCTGCCTCCCATCACGGAAATTATGCCCTCTGCTGGAATTCATACAATGATTTACCAGAATGCATCCAACGGCGGGCGCTTCGTCATCCTCTCGGACCGCACATGGAATCTTGGTACGAATCTCCTGAGCACCAACACCTCGGCAGGCACCCACTCCGTGGACGGCAACAACACCAAGCTGTATGACTATACAGTTAAAGTTGGCCGCAAGGTCAAATTTGTTGAAGCCTCCGCCAGCGGCGCCAGTGCAGGAGGTCACTACGACTCCGACGTCGCACCTGGCCGAGTTGCTACAGGCCTTCTTGTGTGCTACACGATCGCATACAGCAGCCCCGCCCAAGTTTTGATGTACGACCAATGCACCGTACGAATGAATTACACCGGATAAAATAAACATGTAGGGCCGAGCGTAGCGAGCCATAGGGTTAGGGTTAGGGTTGGGGGGTTTTTTCCGAAAAAAAAGAAACGAGGGGGCGCGCAGCCCCCCGAGCCACAACCATGACGTGGTAGGGCCGAGCCAGCGCGGAGCGCGAGCGAAGCGAAGCGCGGAGCCTGGCGAGCCCGGTTTTTATTTCTTTGCCTTGAGCTTCTTCACATTACCCCATCTGCTGCGGACTTTCTGAGCCAGATAGTTAGCGTACGTACGACAGATCGCAATCTGTTGGGTCTCATCTAAGTCAAAATGACTGAAGTAATCGTCC